CTATAAACGTGACAATGCATTGTGCATTTCACTGTCAAAACGGTTATTCAAGCTGTCACGGAGTGAAGAATTGTTCCATTCCGGTGTCTTGCATACATTGTATACGGCTACGATGAAATCATAGTCATATTCCGCTGAATCGATATAACTCAGATTGGGATAGCCGTTGTAGCTGCCCGTCTGGGCATTGAACATGCTGTGAACAGCTTCCGTCCACATGTCCAGGATATTGCCAACGCCATACTGTACAGCCCGGCTCCAGATGACGTCTTTCATCACGTCAGCATGATTATCAATGTGGAAATAGTTGTCTGCCAGAATCTGCACCGCCGGGTCATAATAGGCAGCCTTTACGTACTCATGCTGTGCCTGTGCGAATCCGTCACTGTCACAGGCCGCAATGTTCCGCCATGACTCATCAAATGAGGCGCTGCATAGCGGATAGGCATTGAGCTGTTCGGCGTACTGCGGGTAATTATAGGCCAGCCAATTCACGAACTGCTCCAGACTGCCAGCGTTGGAACTGAACTGATACGTCCCGTAGGATTTGCCGCCGGGGTCGCCGTACCCGTCACTGATGCAGGCCGGGTCACCATTGCTTTCGTACTGTGCGCTTAACTCTCCTAGCATGGTCATCATCCTTTCTTTTCTGTGTTTTTTTCTGCTGTAGCAGTGGTTTGCGGTGTAACTGGCATAGTGTACCGTGCAGAATTGAAACGGCTGTCATATCCGTATTTCGTCCAGCATGCCTTGCCAAGACCGACAACTGTAGCTATTCCGCCGGCAACAGCTGTCACACCGCTCCAACAGCTCATAAGCTCAAAATGCGTACCTCTCAGGGCGTTGGACCAGTATCCAAAAAGCCAGCTAAAGAGAACCAGGCATAAAAAAAACATCATCAAAATACTCATGATGATGATGAGCTGGAGCCAGTGTTTCTGGCCCCATTGGCCGAGGGCCACGATTTTACGTTTCATTGGTTCATCCTCTTTTCCAGCGCGTCCATGCGATGATGGGCGGATGCGGCCGACGCCTCAACTTTGGCCAATCTCTCGGCCATATTCTGCCTTTTTTCCTCGACGCCGCGAATATACGCCTGCGTGCTCTCGATAAGCTCACGCAGTTCTTCAATGGATGAAGATAATGGTTTGATAACGGCATAATTAAAGATGACGCCGCAAAGGCTGAGGATGGCCACAATGACGCCGGTCATCTGTACCAGCGATTCCATCACGTGCCTCCATTCTGTGCTGCGTCTGTGGTGGTTGTCGTGGTGGTCTGCTTGTCAGTGGCTTCGGCGGCGGCCATAACGTCCAGGATAGCATTATGAGGACAATCCGCCCAAGGGCAGCGCCCGTCGTCGTTTAAGATGTTCCCGCAAAATTCACAAAATTCCATAGTTTATCCCTCCTTATCTGATGACTTCCCAATCGTCTGCAAGAATATCGTCAACAGACGGAACCCACATGGAATGTGACCCATTAACGGTTTTAATCTGCAAATACGGGTTACACTTGAACAAGTCACCTTCATTCATGCCCCACGCAAGTGCAGTTTGATGGTTACAGGGAATGCCATTCGGATATCCCTTCTGATAAACAACGAACATTCCTTTGCCATTCCAGCCTAATCTGAAAATCTTCTTTCCGGTTTTGACGTTTTTCAATGCATCGCTAAAATCCATGTTTCATCCCTCCTATGCGTTCTTGATTTCCGCAGCCATGGCGGCCAGGGTATTTTTATAGTTGGCATCGATTTTCGAGGTATCCGCACCGAGCATGGTAGCTTTGACGCGGGCCGTGACCATGGCATCGAGCTGAGCGCTATATTTCGCTTTGATGGAGCTGATTGTGCCCGCTTTCTTTTCAGCTTCGGTCGGTTCTGGAGCTACATAGGGAGCAAAGGTCCCGTCAGACTGCCGGCAGTATTCCTTGTGTTCAGAATTATTCCCGAGCAAATTATTATAATCATTTGTATTGACAAAAATAAATCCCTGGTCTACTAAATCCTGCACTTTGATACTACCGTCCGTGACTTTTCCTTGCTTGTCTACATAGTAATGGACCCCGCTGGCGTACGTTGTTTTGCGCCGCCCGTCGGATCCGAACTGAATCAAATAATCTTTCATGTTATTATCTCCTTATCTTATAAAATGAGGTGGTAATTATGCGTAATCCAAATGGATATGGTTGTACCAAGCATTTATCCGGACGCCGGCGGAGGCCGTTTGTTTTTGTAGTATCGGAGCATGAACGGCAGAAGCCAGTTGAATATTTTGCAACTCAGGTCGAAGCGGAAATTTTTGCAGCGGATTATAACAAAATTCATCATCGTCACTCCCTCCCTGGGCATCAAATCACTTTGATTGAGCTGTACCATCGCTGGCTCCCGGCTCACATCGCCGATACAGGGCCATCACAATCATCGCTGGACAGCTATAAAAACGCTTTCCGGCATTTGTCCGACTTGCATTACAAGCCGGTTGCAAAGCTTCGTTATACGGACTATCAGCGCATCTTAGACGGCATGAAACGGCGCGGTCTATCGTACTCGTCACTAAAAAAGGTGCGCTCACTCATCTCTTTGCTAGAAAAGTACGCGCTGAAAACAGAAATCATCACGAAATCCTATGCCCAGTTGCTCTCTATCGGCCGCAATAAGCCAGTACGGCCGCACCACACTTTCAGCCGGCAGAAAATCAACCGCTTATGGAAGTCCATGGACTATCCAGGTGTTGACTCGGTGCTTATCCTGCTCTATACGGGGATGCGCTGTGGTGAGATGCTACAGCTGCAAAAATCTGATGTCCATCTGCGTCAACGTTATATCCGCATCACCCGAAGCAAGACCGCCGCCGGCATCCGCATCATCCCCATACATCACCGCATCGCGCCGCTCATTGAGTTCCGAATGAAAAGCCCAGGCGATGCGCTTATCTGCGATGAGACAGGACGGCCGTACAACTATGGCCGGTACTGCACGGTATGGCGGGCCGTCATGCACCGCATCCGTGCCGATGGCCATACTACGCATGACTGCCGGCACACGGTGGCGACGCTGCTTGATAATGCCGGAGCCAACGAGACGGCAAAGAGGCGTCTTCTCGGCCACGCTGGCGGCGACATCACAGAGCGCGTCTATACGCACAAAAACTTGCGACAGCTCCGCAAATGCATCGAGTTGCTTAAATAATTGTTACTAGTGCGATACTATACGAGCCGCATACAGGCGCATAAAATACGTCCGCTACGCGGCTCTATCGCTGTTACTATTGATACTCTAAAAATCGGCATATCTACATCTATAGACGATTTCATTTGATGTGGACTGCCGATGATGTGGTTGATTCCGTGTTTCTCATTTATCTAAAACTTATTGATAGTAGTGAGTATTCGAGTCATTTGTTTCATCGCTTCTGACTCGGTATACAGTGGGTAGATGTGCCTATGGGAAGTAAAAATTCAGTACCCATTCCCTGGCCTCTAACCGCTAAGCTAATGTCTGTCGTAGCCGTTCATGGGGGAGAGGACAACTACTACATGTGGCCGTCATACGATGGCAAAACGCTGCACTCAGTGGCCAAAAACATAAACGGCTATGTTATCGGCATTTTCCAATAGACACAGTGGGGAGAAAGCACATCCCCGATAACATTTCCAATTGCTTTTAACATCTTATATGCATATGAAATGCTACACTATTCGTCATTAGGACATAAAACGATTCCGTTGGCCGGGGCGCATGATGGAACAAGATTGTTTTTTGACCTTTGGAATATGCAGGGAAATGATTATGATGCAGCCGGGACAGCAATCTATATTGCTGTCGGGAAATAGTTGGTCTATAGGCCAATTGCTATCCAGTTTACTGATACCTTATCAGAATCATGATTAGCGTGAAAAAAATAGCAATTTAAAAGCCCGCTTGACCCCAATGCGCTTGATGCTACGACGTTAACATCTGTCTGTGTGCCGTAATGCATTCCAATTACAATCGGTTCCGTATTAAAGGCAATTGGATATCCGTTAAATGTTTCGCTCATGCATCTTCCCCACTGTATAATTAGGCCTCCAAAATTTGGCCCGAAGCTTACGTATCCGTTTTGATCAATCAAGCCGGTGATGCCAAGTTTTGCATTCGTGAATTTTTTACCGCTCCACGTTACATCAGATCCACTTGCAAGGTTACTTACCAGTGTAGCAAGTGTTGCGAGATTTGTGCCCGGGGCTGTCTTCCAATCACTGTCCCCTTTGATTTGTTTTTCCATGTTGGCCAGGTTGTTGATGAGTGCCAACAGTTTCGCCGTATTAGAAGTTGGGGAACTGGTATCATCTACCGTGATATCTTTCTGCGTAGCTGATTCATCAAAGAGCCATTTCAATTTCTCGTCAGTGCTTTTCTGCAGCGTATCAAACATTGACCGCGCAGGCGGAATAGACCCTATAAAATTCCATCCAGTCAAGTAATTTTCATCCGTAAATTCATATTTTGTCAGCGGGCTGTTCGTTGCCCAGATTTTATTAAAATCAGGAGTTGCCATATCATATCATCCTTTCCATTTTCTTATATAACGTCAGCAAAAGTACCGGTATCAAAGCTTTTAGCATTATTCTGGCCAAGGAAACCAAAATAGTCCGGCTCAAACATCTCGACTGCGATAAGACCAATTCCACCGCCTAACGTAATGAGATTCAGCACTCTGGCCCGGCGTATGTCGTTCGCTGTCAGACGGCGGCCGATACCGACCATGATTTTTGCATTGCCAACCTCATGCAAAACGATATTCTGAGCATCAAATAGGACACGCAAGCAATGGATAAGTTCATCGCCGGTAGCATGTGACGAATCATAAAAAACTTTGAGCCACAATATTTTCCGGTAGTCATCATCATTCAGCCAGGTACTAGCCAACCAATTATCGTTAATGTCGCGGAATCTACCGACGTCGAACGTCTGACTGTTGTCTTGTCCACTGAAGCCGAAAAACTCAATCTGTAAGGAATCCTTTATTGTCCGGCTTCTGTTTACAATGGTGCCGATGCCATCGAGCTGTGCGCCTTCACCGGTATCTATCCAGCGTTTATTTTTCAGATCATCAAATACCTGCCGTAATAATTCCAGTTCCGCTCCATGTGCTTCTAATTCCGCCTCGATAACAGGTTTATCATGAAACTGCGCAATCAGATGTGAAATCATTCGTTCTGTATGGGTCATTGTTTCGTCACCTCGATACGGGCCGCATCAAAGACGGCAATCTGTCGCGGTGTGATGGATATATTGCTCGCGGAATAGGTTCCTGCCGTGTCCCCGGTCGCGGCAGTCAGGTTGATATACCCGACGCCGGAAGCAGCCTTGAAAATTGTCGAGAAATAGCGCTGTAAGATGACATCCTCGCCGATGGCCTGCTCCTGCCCTTTAGCCAGCAAGGCGGCGGCAATATCCTGCACTGCGGCTGGAGCCAGCGTTTCGTCCGGGTTTTCACTGATGACGACCTTCAGCCAGATTTTGACCGGTGATGGGCGGTTAAAATACAGTGTCTGTTCGGTGCCGTTGGCATCAATGGCCGTGCCGTGTTCCGTGCCGTAGGTATCAATGCCGCCGGCCTTTGTTTTCCAGAGTACCTGGGCAATGTCGTCGTTCTCCCCGCCTTCTACGATGGCCTCGATGGAGTGCGGCGGTCGTCCGTCAGAATCGGTCGCATCGGTCCGGTTCTCATATACCTTGGATGTCGTAACGCCGGTCACGTTATCGGCCAGGGATTCGGCGATGGCGTCAATATTTGTGGACCCGCGGCTAAATAGCGAACGGTTCCAACGCTGACGCAAATGGGTATCCGTTTCGGCATCTTGGCCGACAGAAGCGGCATACTGGTTCAAGACCCTGGTCCAGCCGGGAACCGAAGTGACGATCTGGTTGATGGTGCCAATGTCCGGATTGATGGCGCCGACCGTCACGCAGCGAAATTGAACCGGCGTACCGATAGAGCTGATAGTGACATTCTGGGCATCCGTTGTAAAGGTCTCACCTTTGGTCGTCGCCCGTATGGAAAGAATCCCGCTGTCGAGAGAATAGGTAACGCCGGTAAAGTTTTTTGCCAGGGTACTCAGTACCTTGCTAGCCGTATCCCCGGAAATGGCAGTATAGCTGGCCGTCTTGTCATCGATAGTCAGCGAATAAACTGTTCCGGCACTTACAGCACTGCTGATGCTATACGCCGCATAGCAGGCCTTTTCTTTCGAGATGGCCGCATTGGTGTCGATACACTCCCAGTAGCTGCCGTTTTCGTTACTGCTGGATATCTGTGCTCCATAGGGGATGACCGTGCCGTTGGTACCATAGCAGGTAGCCAGCAGCCGGCTTTGTGTGCCGGAAATGGCCGAGATACCCGCCAGGCCCGCCGCATTGGACAGGCTGACGCCCGTGGCCGTGTTCGGATACATGGCGTTATAGGTGTTTTCTGCCTGCTCCCACAGGTCGGCGATTTCGTATGCAAAGACGCCGTGGAGCTGGCCGAACAGGCTGTTGCTCCCGGTCTCGATTTCAACACCCAGCCGGTCCGATACACGGCGGTTGATGTCGGACAGGATTTCCGGCAGCCGTTTCCGCCGGAAGCCGTCACGAGTCAGGCCGTAAACAACGTTTTCACTATCTGCCATATCCCAGCACCTCCTTTTTCGTGATAAATCCATAATCGGTATCAATCTCATACGATACTGTGAGCGTCCTTAAAATACGGTTGAATACAAATTCGAGTTCCGTGACATTTTTTACCCCTTCGACGCTCTCGATGGCTTCCGTGAGTATTTGCTGTACGTGGGCCTCGTTAGGGTTCTTGACTAAGATATATTCGAGGTAGGGAACGCCGTCGCTTGTTTTCAGGAACCATTCGCCAAGCCATTCCCGCAGCGTGATAAGCACCTGCTGGGCAACCCGTTCCCCATTGTTGACGATCATCAGATCGCCATTCTGGACGACCAAATCGCCCGTCTGTACATTCATTGCTAAATCATAGGCCATGTCTATGCCTCCTATTTCGGTGCGCTCGTGGTGCCGCCGCTGTCTCCGGTGTGGGTATGCTTCGTGACAGAAATACCTTCGACGACCAGGTCACCGCCCGTCACGGTGATGCCGCCGCTCCCGATGCACATCTTGACGCCACCATTGAACAGGCAGACGTCGGACGGGCTGGCCGACCGGCAACCCCGGTTATACAGGCCAGGGATGCAAATGGCGTCGTTAAGACTATGACGCCGTTCGTTATCGCTGTCGCCGCCGTTCAAGAAGTCATCCAGTTGGGACTCCGAGAAGACCAACAGACAACCGTCGCCGCTCCGTAAAGGAACCGTGACGCCTGCCGTGCCGCCGAGGCCACTGGGAAAGATGACCGGCACATGGTGCACGATGGGAAATGGCAGGTTCCGGCCGTCCTGTATCTTGAATTTGCCGACCGGCTGCACGCTGGCCTGACAGATACTTGCATCATAGTCGATGATTTCCCCCGGCATGGCCGTGTGAATGTTGCTGATGCTGCCATCTATCCAGCCGCTGATGATATCCCGTAATTCATTTGGCGTCTGCATAAAAACCACCTTCCCTTAACACTGACTGGCTTTGATGATGTATTGCGGATACTGGTCTCCCATGTCGGTATCCCCGGCATGATACCAGCTTTGTTTGTTGAAGCTGTTATGCCACATACCGCCGTTACCATCGTATATGCCGACATGCCCTTCACTGTGGTCGTCGTTATAAAATACGATGACATCGCCCTTTTCGAGCTTACCGGCATCGTAGGGTATGCAATTATCGCCGGCGTCGGCACAAAGGCCATCAACGCCCCATTGGCCATTATCGTACTCCTGCTTGAGGAACGGCGAATAGTAAGACCCGGCTTCTGTGACCCGGTATACACAGCCATCGGGAATATATCCGCCCTGGTTATCGGCCACGGCTTCACAACCGGCATCGACGTTGGCGCTGACTTCACCGCTTGCCCCACCGTTTCCGTAGACTGCAGTGTTACTGGCCGCATCGCTTTCGGGAGACTGCAGCGTCGCGTTCCGGTCTACTAGATCAAGTTCGCTATTCCATTCGTTACCATACGTATCTCCCGTATGATGGGCTGATTTTACCTTAAACCAGCCTTCAACGTACCGTGATTCCACCTTAACCAGGTCGCCCGGGTTGAGCGTCGGCGACAGCAGCGTCTTGACCTTCCAGCCCGACGAAGCCGTCGATGGATCTGTATTCTCGGCTTGTTTCCGCTTGCGCTTGGGCGTTGCCGTATTCGGCTGAGAGTTTGCCTTGGTATACCATTCCGGGCTCCCGATAAGGCCGCTGTCCGGCGCAAAGACCAGCCCTTTATTGCTGACTGTACCGCCTTCCTTGATAAACTGTAGAATTTCATTCTGTACGCTCCATTTGACGCCTGAGCCGTAGCAGATAGCGTCGAGGGCATCTGCGGCCATACCAACAAAGGAAAACCCATCTTTAAATGTGCCGAATTGGACGCCATCGCCCCAGACGAGGGGCAGGCCCATTTCATCGGCAATGTACTGGATGATGGTATTGCCAGGTGTGCCCGGCGCAAAGGACAGAGAAAATGCCGTATCCCGGATGGCCATCTGACCATCGGAGAGTGTTAATTCTGTCGTGACATCCTTCCCATCGTCTTTTGTCTTAGCGCTGATGACTGACCCGACAAAGAGCCGGACGGCCCCGCCATTATCTTTATACCCGGCATAAATTTCAACCTTGGTATCGGGCACGTTGATTTTATGCCGGGTCTCATCGCTGAGGTTCCAGATGGTCAGTTTCCCTTTGTTCGTATTCTTCGACAGGTCTTTCGTGATGTCAAACGAGATGCGGAGCGTATTGGCAAATTCCAGACCTATCCCAGGGAACTTGACCCTATACTGCCGATTCCACAACATTCGTCAATTCCTCCTTCGGCATGTAGATCAGACGTGCTTTCCCGCTGGTAAAGTCCTTGCGGCCAATATCCGAAATACTTGCACTGGGCACGACGGCCAACAGCTCGCCCGGAGGCAGGCCCTTGATACGCCGGTACGCATGGAGCAGCGGGAAATTCGGAACAACGACGATACCACGGACCAGCTCGGAGTTGTCGTTATTGCAGACGTCGAGCGTCCAATACTGGCCGTCATCGTTCCAATTCAGCCGGAGCCGGTAGAGAATCGAGTCCAAAATGACCGACTCGACGAACGAATTGGCATCTAAGGTACTAATCGTAATCACCAGAGCACCGCCCCCATTCCGCCCATGGACTGGGCAATGGATACCGTGGCCATGGCCGCCGTATGTTCCAGCCCGACGCCGATGGCCCCGAACTGACTCAGATCTACATTGCCCGTGGCAATCTGAGTCCAGATATCACCAGATTCCGCATCATTTACCGTGCTGGAGTCGATGGTCTGAAGACCTGTGCCGATTTCCTCTGTGGCGGCCATGCCACCGTCTTTTCCGGTCTGGCCGGCTTTCCCCTGGGCGTCGGCATTACAACCGTCTTCCGGGATGTCTTCCGTACGCTGTGTGACCCGGCGCACATGCTGGAACTCCAATATAGCCTTATAGCAGTACCCATCCTCGGTGCGCCTCGGCATGGGTGCACTGGTCATGATCATGTCGGTATAAATAGCGTCAACAAGTTTGATGGTGACCGGATCACCCTTCTTCCAGATATCCATGACGGCATCTATGACCCGGTTCAGGCTATGGCGGGAACCGCCTAATGCCGCCAGGAACCAGGTAACAGGCGTCGGCGTGAACAGCACCTCAAGAGTCAGCTTCATCGGTTTGCGTATACAATGGTCTGAGATGGAAAAGCCGTCTTCTACGGGGAACTGCGTAACCTCAGACTCAAATGTCGTCGTCCGGGACAGGATGACATCACATTCGAGCATGTCGCCAATCTGGGCCGGTTGTGTAAGTTTCGGGAGAATGCCTGTATTCTTCTGTGCAATCAATCCATCTGTAATGATGCTCATTGTAATCACTCCTATGAAAACGGACTTACTCCAATTCCCAGTCTCCTGGCACCTGAAATAGCATCTTCTGGAGTAGGAACAGTAATATTAAAGTTCTTTGTCGAATTATCCATATTCAGCGTCGTTTGGGCAAATCGTTCCAATCCACTATTTTCCGCATTGAATTGCTCGCCTATGCCCAGGAAATATTCCACTTTGTTGATGAGACTTGTCAGCCCATCACCACACCATTGAATGAATTCTCCGACCTTACCCAAGGCCGCTGCAACACCATCAATCAATCCAGCAATGGCGGTAAACGCTACACTGGCTACGCTAAATAGTACGCCCACAGCCCCTACAATGACCACTCCGATGATATTTGCGATAATTTTTAACAGAGGAGTCAGAGCCGCAATAAGTGGCTGTATATTTTCCCATGCTTCTGCTAAGAACTTACAGCCCAATTTCATTAAATCCATGCCGGCATCAAAGACAACCATAACTTCATCCCAGTGTTCTTTTACGAAGTAGATAGCGGACGCAATGGCGGCGATGACCGCCACGACAGGCCATCCAGCCGCAGTGATAAAGCCGATGACCCCGGAGATGGCTCCGAATACGCCGGAGATGACGCCACCCACGGCTCCCGCGACCATTCCGACAGCAGAAAAGACACCGGCAAGGACGCCGACGGCCCCCGCAATCAGAATCGTTTTCGTGATGAGGTTGTCGATGCCCGTAGCCTCGCCAATCTGGTTGAGCAGATCGTAGACTGTCTTCAAGGCATCGCCAATAGCAACGATGTATGGATGAGCTTCCTTCGCCGATTCAAAAGCCGCCATCGAGTCGGCCGTATCTCCCGGGCCCGACATAATCGTGACAATGTCGTTCATGCCCTGGGAAATCTCTTTAAATACCTGGCTCAGACTGGTAGCGATGTCGGAAAATACCCCTGTACCCTGTTCGATGCGCAGAATGAATATTTTCCACGAGTTGCTGGCCTGGGTCAATGCCTGGCCGATAGTCAGCGGGATACCCTTGAATTCGGAATCAATGGCCGCCCCGCTGGCCAGAATGGCGCCAATGACCATATCAGACGTTAATTCCCCCTGCTTGCCCATATCTTTCAAGGTTGCTTGAGGCACGCCGATAGATTCGGCCATGTGCTGCATGAGCAGGCTGGCATTTTCATCAAGGGAATGAAGTTCGTCGCCTTGTAGGACCCCGGACCCCAATGCCTGGCCTAACTGCAGTATAGAGGCTTTCGCCTGTTCCGTCGTGGCGCCGCCTAAGGTGAGGGCCTTAGATACAATGTCCGTGGTCCTCATGGCGTCCTCCTGTGAACGCCCCATCTGCTTGCAGGCCCGGGCCGTACTGAAATAGAGGTCGCCCATTTCAGCCAGGGCGCTACGGTTATTTTGGGATAACTCGTACAACTGCGTTTCTACGCCGCGCCGTTCTTCTTCGCTTGATGTGACGGAACGGAGACGGCCGTCCAGGCTCATCATTTCATCGGCCGTGTTTTTGATGGCACTGATGGAGAAAGCGGCGGCCATCGCCCCGGCCAGCGGCCCCAGGGAACCCATGAGGCTGTTGACAGATGACTTGATGCGGGAAATACCCATTTCAGCCCTGGTGGCAGAAGCGGCCATACTCGCCGCGCTATTGCCAAACATACGGCTGGCTATGGAACTGGCCCCGCCGATGCCTCCCAGGCTCCGTTTAATGCCGGAAATGCCTTTATTGGCCTCGTTCAATCCGCTCCGGTTGACGGCAAACGATATTTTTGTAATCAGTTCACGGACGACCATGGCGCCCACCTCCTTCCGGTTTATCGTGCTTCGTTATATTCGCGTATTCGATGTCGCTCTTCATGTCGAGATAATGCGTCATCCCGACGAGATCAGTCAGAGTCACCATGCCGCTTTTCAGCTCGGTCACGGTGACCATGCCTGCATCCAGTACGCGGTAAATGAACGTCATTTTTGCGAAATCGTCGGAGCATTCCCCTGGAATGACTGTTTCAGCCCTCGCAACGTTCCGAGGAATCCAGTCGGGACGCTCGAGAGCTTGGAAAAATCCATATAATTTACTTTGAACACCTGGGCCATCAATACGATCATATCGAAAATGCGACCGCTATAGACCTCATTGACAGCACTTTCGTCAAGCTGTTGGAAGTCCTTCGTGTGAAGCGGGGCGACGCTGACATATTCCGGATCCAATAACATGGCAGACACCTTTTCCAGCGTGTCGCCATCCATGCTTCTGGCCAGCCCATTCAAGGCGTCAGACACGGTATTGCCAATAAAGATGACGTTATTCGTGTCCTGGTCCAGCGTTTCCGGCTTGATACCACCGATAGCACCACCCAGGGCCGGGGCAAGCACCTTCTGGAGCTCGCCCAATACCTTCATGGCATGGAACGGCGGGAACTGCCGGATAGCAAAGGTATACTGGCCCTGGTCCCACTTCTTCGTTTCGCCGCCCTGATAAATAATACTCATGCTTTAGCCTCCTAATCGTTGCCGCCAATGACCGGGTCAGATACCTGCCCTGTGTTAAAGGTCCAGTCCTGATTGTCGATTTTCCGGCCGCGCTTGGATTCAGGGAAGTTTTTAATCCATGCCTGTTTGGCAAAGAACAACGTCGAACCGCTCAGTTCCTTGATGATCAGCGGGAGCATGTTGCTGCCGGTGTTACGGTCCTTATTAAAGCAAGAGGACAGATAATCATTCGACTTCGAGGACGTGGCAAGGCTGACCGTGATTTCATACGTGCTGTTCGGGTCGATGGACCGGCCGACTTCACCGTCAGCACCGCTGTAAATCTGCATGCCATCGCCGAGCGGCTTGATGGTAATCATGTCATCTTCAGCAAAGCCTGTCAGCTGTTTGCCGCCGTAGATGATAATGTTTTTCTTGGGGTCATACGTCAATACGTCAGACATTTACAAATCACCTCCTAAGCGCTTTCCAACAGGTTATCGTAAGTAAAAGATCCGTTGATTTTGATGGCGTGGATAGCACCGGCCAGTCTGGCCGTGAACTTCACGTCTTTTAGGACACGGCTGGCCTTCTGGTTGGCTGTGATGCTCGAAGAAAGCGGCACGTCGATGGTATAGCCCAGGTTCTTGTTCCCATCTTCATCGTATTCCGTCGGGGCGATGCCGCCGGCGGCCTGCCCGTCTTCCAGGGCCTTACGCAGTACCGTTTCCACCATGGCAATGCCTACATCGGTGTACGGTACTTTATCCGAGTTGATGAGCAGATAGAATTCGTTGGTACGGATTTCTTCCTGAAGCCAGTCGCGGAAGCGAATGACGTCAATCCATTCGCCGGCGGCCACCTTGCCGTTCTGGGTAATAGATACGTTGCGGAATTTTTCGAACGTGTTTCCGTTCTTCTTGGTGATGGCGTTATATTCGGTTTCCGTGAGGTTGTCGGCCGTAATCGCTGCCAGTTTCTTATTCGCCCAGGTTTCTCCGCCCGGGTCAATAGCAAAGCAGCGGGCCATGACAGCCGCTTCCGGGTATTCGTCCGTAGCGTTGGCGTGATACCAGACAGCCGTGCGGTAATAGTTCTTGCTCTGGAGCTGTGCCATGATGTCCGTTGTAGACGAGGCGTCTTTCGCCTTGTCGTCGCCGGTAGCCGTCATGAACAGCTTCATATGCGTTTCGGTCCATTCGGCCATAGCCAATACGTTGGCTTCCGTCCGGTCGGCCAGAACGATGCCATAAAAGTCATCATCTTCCGAACGGATAGCTGCCAAAGCTGTAGGCAGGTCTTCCTCGCTGTTCCATTTGCCGACCTTGACCTGTGTCGGGCTGGGAATCTGGGAAAAGCATGCCGAAACTGCTTTATAGATGGCGTCCGTCGTCTGGAATCCGTCATCGACAAGCTGGTCGGTATCGGTATAGGTCAGTACGCGGCTCGTGCCGTGCGTATGTTTCCCGATGACCATGACCGTGCTGAAGCCGAGCTTGCTGATGCCGGTCGTATTCAAGGCGATCTGGACGTTTACAATGCGGTCAATGTTCGCCATTTAACAGTCCTCCTTAATTCGTGGTGCCGTCTATTTCGACGGTATCGATGTAATAATCATGGGTATCCGGTTCTGACGTGATTTCAGAACTGGTATTCCCTGTATCGGTTCCCGTGTCTCCGCTTCCACTGCTCCCGGAACTGTCCGGATCAGACGGGATAATTGTCGTCGTATCCGGCTGGCTCTTGGGAATCTGGCTTTCGATGACGACCGATTCGATATAACCCGGTTCGTCTTCGACGTCGTAGTTATAGCGGATATACAAGTCGATATTCGCCCGCTCATCCCAGGCCTGGGACTCTAAAAGAGCCGACAGGTCCGTAATGTTGTTCGTGTCGTAAACGACGACAGCCGCCGCAAAACAGCGGTCGGCAATCGTCGGGCGCTCGAACCCGCGGGCCAGCGTTTCCAGGTGTTCCAGGGCATCCGGCCCGAAATACTGCACGGCCAGCGTCGCCGATGTCGGGACCCGGACGTCGTACTTGCCAGGCCCTGACGGCCGCAGTTCTTCGCTGGCTTCCCCGTGAATGCCGTAGAATTGGAGCGTAGCAAAAGGGCGCTTGATGCGTGGCATGTTCTGGTTGACCCATATAACTTGTTTCCCCGGAAGCCCCAGCAATTCAGCAATAATGCCGTGCAGGAAGTCCATCTTGTCACGTGTCGTCATCGGCCAGCACCTCCTTGGCATAAGCCCGGTAATGACTAATGACTCCGCTTTGGTAGGCGTCGCACTGTATGACCAGGAAGCGGCGGCCCAGATGCCGAACGACGTCAGCCTTGGTGGCCTCTCCCTGCCCGCTGGCCGCGCTTTGTGGGATGAGTGGGGCATCTGTATAGATTTTGACGTACGCCACGTTACGGGCGCCGTCAGGACCAACTATTGTTGATTGTTCGCGAATACTCAACGGTTGCACGCTGGCCTGGATGGTCAGCGTGCCCGTCGTGCCTTTCTGGTATCGGCCATTCTCGTCGATAGTTCCCAGGCTGGTGCGCTCGATGGTGACGGGTCTTCTGAATCCCATACTATCAGTCCTCCACTTTATGGCTTACGCTGTTGCGCATACGACCGGTATCAATCAGCGGCTGGGATGAGCCTTTCTGCTTGATGGTGTTCGGGGCATTGGGGACGAAATGGCCGCGGCCAATGGTCGCTTTCATGTCGCCTTCGGCCTTATTGCCGAGAATCTCCAGTGCCTGATGCGGGTCCATCCCGTGGGCCACCCGGTCCTCAAGCCGGGCCGCCATGCTCCCCCAGGCCCAACGGTTGTTGTCCGTCGTCTGACGGACAAAGGGGCGAGCCGGAATGTGCTGCGTGCCGAATTCGTTATAGGTGGCGACTTCGACGAGGCTGGCCCCGTCTTTCTCACTGCCTGCATCGGCCATGATGCCGACTTTGACCGTCCCTTTTAGGCGGCTCAAGTTCGTGATGATGGTCTGATACCCCATATCCTTATCAATGACGCTCATAACATCACCCCATCCGTGTGCGGACCGGTACGATGACCAATTTCAGTAATTGCAGGTAAGCTTTCCCGTATACGGTCTTATTGAGCAGGTCATTGCCAGATCCGCCCGTATTGGCCGCCCCGTAGGAGCGGGAAAGGTCGCCTTCACTTTCGCTGACGATGCCGCCGGACGTCAGCGTCGCACTCATGCCGCCGCTGTTGGCCGTCTCGGCCCGCAGTGTCAGCAGGTGCGCCGTATAATCAGCCAGGGCCACGGAATAAAATTTCCCGAACTTCTTCTCACTCACGAACAACTTGGCCAGGTCCATGACTTGCAGGACGTCGCTGTCGTTCATCGTGGTGAATTCGGGGGCTACCGTGTAGACCGTGTTCAGCAGATCCGCATCACTTACGGCACTCATTTTGCGGCCTCAATGGCTGCCAGAATGTCCTCTTTGGTCGAGGCGGTTCCCAAGCCGATGCCCTGTTCCTTCGCGTAGGCCTGTAATTCCTCAATCGTCTTGGCGGCCAGGTCTTTTTCGGCTTCCGCGGCGGCGGCTTTGGTCAGCGTTTCGATGTCGCCACTATCCAGCATGGCGGCAATCCCGGGATACGTTTTCTTGACGTCGGACAATTTACCGTCAACCGTCGTCGGTTTCAGCGGAATAAGCAGGTTTCCGCCGAACAGGACGGCGCGGCTCGTTTTATTCAACAGAATCATTAGGACCTCCCCTTTCTGCTAACAGCCCTGGGCTTTGACAAAGGCCATTGGCATAGTGACCGTAACGCCGGCCGCTTCGGCGACGCAATCGATGACGTATTCGAGGTTGCGGTACTGCACGGGCTGCTGGTCGAAACGGGTCGGGATTTCAAAACGGATGTATGTCGGGTCGAAATAACCGGCGACAACCATATCGGAGCCGTCTGTACCGGCGCCTTTGAGTTCGCCGACCTGCATCCAACGGGTAATTTCCGGGTGCAGGCTCTGTAAGAAGCGGAGTACCGTCGTACCCTGGGCATCTTCGATACGGGTTTCCGCCAATGCCCGGTAAACTGCCGGCGCCATCAATACCGTATTGGCCTGTTCTACCTCGTTCGTAGCGGTCGGGATGGCGTCGATGATGTCGTTCATATCACGGATCATCTTGTCATAGGTCTTCGTGGTGAAGGCTGTTTTGGAGCCCGTGCCGTCGGCCGGCAGGGAAATCGTCGAGATGTTTTCATTATCGAGGAAGCCCGTGATGTGGTGAGCCTTATCCCCGTTCCAGGCGATTTTGTTCAACTTGAGATCGATACCACGGCGGGCCTGCTGGGCACGGAGGGCGCTCAAGGGGACGTTCGCGAACTGGGCATTCTTGACTTCACGGTAGTTATAGCCGTATGCATCGCCGATAGAGAAGACCTTGACGGCCTGTTCCTTGGCGACAACGTCAACACGGGGCAGGGCGTCGGCGTAGTTGCTGATGATTTCAGCCATGCCAACGGCATCATAGATATACTGTACAGCGCTTTCAGCCCCAGCCGGGATGTCGGTCTGGACCGGGAACACCTGAAAAGCGTTGAGCGGAGCTTTCTTGACGGTCAGCGTCTGTGCACGGATATGGGTCAGCTGACGGGCCAGGAATACACTCGTTGCTTCGTCCATAGCAGCCACGTTCTGCAAATATCTTGCTTCTCTTTCGTCATAATGGGTCATGTTCATATTGTTCATACCTCCTGTTTATAAGCGGATACGGATACGTACGACGTCTCCGTTTTCGCCGGAATCGAGAAACGTAACGCCTGGCAGTGTATTCGTACCGCCCGTTTTCGTGAAGACGACTGTTCCATCGTCGATAGCAATGTCCGCTTTATCGCCCGGCTGTACGTCGCCGCCAGCCATAACGTATACATCGCCGCTGGTCATGACGTCAACAGCGGTTCCGGCCGGATAACAGCCAATTTCCGGGTCGTAATGTTTATGCAGCGCAATGCCGATGACTTTCGGCCCGTCGGTAGCAGCCGTCACCGATTTGACGGTTCCTTCGTCAGTGCCACGGAGTACGGCGTCGCCCGGCATGACGGACGATTCAGCGGCATAGCTGTCTACGACATCGACAGTCGTATCAGCCTTCATCCCGGCAATACCGGGGCGATCTTCATCGGCATACCACGTAAAAAGTTTGTTCTGTGCCATAATTATTTAACCTCCTTCATCCATGCATCAGCTTCGTCTTTTCTCAGCAGTTCCATTGCCTGTTCCGGCGTCATTTCTTCATCCTGTTTCTGTTCGCCATGCTTATTGATGGTCTTCACCTGGCTGGTGATGCCGTCCTCTTTGTCTTCCTTCTTCGTGCCTTGCGTTTTTGTATCTTTCACGAGGTCATAAGCGGCATTGATATAGTCATCGCTTTTCCCTTCCAGGTCGAAGTCGTCACCGTGAACCTTCTTGATGATGGCTTTCTTGATGTCCTGGTTCATCATCTTGTCAGCACCTTCGACACCGAAAGAATCGGCCCGTTTCATGATGGCGACTCGCTCCGTGACGGCCTGGTCAAAGGAAGTTTTCGCCTTTTCTTCTGCAGCCTTGGCGTCTTCCTTCGCTTTTTTCAGATCTGCAAGGGCCGCATCATATTTAGCCTGGAGCGTGTCCATATCTGCTTTGTGCTTCTTGGCGTCTTCCCGGAGCTGGTCAACGTATACGGCGACTTCCGGGGCGGCATCGTATTCGATGCCATTGTCGAGTCTTACTTTTTTCATATTGTTTATTCCTCCTGTTTTATCATTGGTATCTGGTTCTTGGTCTCCGTCCATGTTCAACCGGGCAATCCCGGCCCGGCCTTTGGGCACAACGGCCACATGGTTGTAACGGATATGCCGCTGAATAGCGTCATAAGGCTGTCCATCCGACGTTACGCCCGGCGTTTCTTCTAAATCAAGATTGTACCCGCAGGAAAGTTCGCGGGCATCGGTCGGCAACTGATAAATGACGATATCAGCAACGATGTTGTTATTATCCTGTCTGCCTGGGGAAAGGACTGTACCGATTGGCTGAATGATATTGCTGTTGTCACTCGTCACCATGCCATGGTGGCCCATCGTGATAGGTTTCCCCTGTAGCGAGTTCAAGGAATCAGCGTTAAATGCTTCTTCCGGTGGCCGGTATTCACGCCGGATACTGCCGTCCGGATTCCTATATTCCAATATTCCTGCACGGCCAACGACCGGCTTGTCCCGGATGAATCCCTCATCGGTCTTCTGTACATGAATCGGTACTCGGTCATATCGAATCATGCGATCACCTCCTTTAAAAAGTCACTTCTTCTCCAATAATCAATGTAGACGGAGTAATAATTGTTTCTACATATCCATTTGCCCGGTTCAGTTGCAAATCATAAACATATTTCCCATACGGCAAATCATTCGTATCGGACGGGGTCAATACAATTGCATTCGTGACGGTTTTAGAGATAAGTGCTTCTTTATCTGAAGTTGTTTTCTTGACTGTAAAAGTGAGTTTATCATCCTGTTGTAAAATGAAAGGAGATCCATCTGCGTCGATTAAATCCAAACGGAACGACGCTGAATCTCCCCGTGTTACGAATAATGTATTTTCCCCTTTTACTGAGTACATCTCTATCACCTCACAATAGGTCCGCAAAACAACCAACGTCAAAGCCGCCGGCGTATGCTTGATCTTGGAACCCGAACACGCTCACTGACTTGCCAGAAACGTCCATGATATCGTACATCGTCACAAACGCCACGTTCTGCAAGAGCAGTTTGTGTAGCTCGCTTGCCTTCATCACGATGACATCATCATCGGAAACCCGAGTCCGGATGCCTACGCCTGTCGCTCCCCCAGACTGTTCTACTGTGGCCAGGCCATCGATATAGGGATAATATCCGACCTTGTCACCAGTATCTGCATCCACCATCTTGATTTCCGGCACGCTCTCATACGTGGCACCTGCAATCTTAATTGCATACCCATAGGCCATAGCGCCTCACCGCCTATACAATACTGAGTACTTTCGTGGAGCTATCCTGCGTTACTTTCACAAGTGTCAAAGACCCAGTTATCAGATTACCATTGACATATGCACTGCTGCCGGAAACAATTGTGCTGGCCGTAGCTCCTCCGGCTGTGATAGATGTATCCACCACTTCGGTTTTACCAGATATGCCTAAAATACTGACGCCTGCTTTAATATTATCTGAAATGATTTTTCCTTGTTCCGTTGCGCTGATACCAACCTTGCCGCTACCGTTATGGTAACCTGCCGGGATTGTATAAACATCTGCTTTTTTTGCCAGCGTTCCTGTTACAGCTCCATTATTGGTCATACCACCAGTCATGGATCCAGACGATCCATAGAACGTTTTTCCTGTCAATACATCGCTTGTAGTGGCGTTCGCTCCTGAAGTGTCATAAAACTTTGCAGATCCATCCCCAGTGGAAAGGGGAATATCAATTTCAGGAACACTTTCATAGGTTACACCATTGATTTTTACATTCTTTGCCATAATATCACTCCTATCTCACAATCATAATAGAACCATCCCAAACTATTTCACCATAGTTGTCCGGGATGGCCTTTACTGTTACTCTTGATAATCCATCATACCCTTCATCTGGTATAATTATCTGTTCTTTAGTTTTTGGCACAACGGTCTTTTCCTGCATCATAATACGATTGCTCAGCATGCGAGCACTGATAACGCCTCTAGAGCTCATTTTTGCCGTAATGCCTTGAGATGTGACTAATCGTCCTTTGACTGTGCCCAAACTCACCACCTCCGGGCAACAAAAAAAGCACCCTGCAAATTCTGCAAAGTGCTTCCTTATGTGATTTTTACATACCAGGTACGCTTTCTTTTATGCCCTTGGCCATCTTCATAGCTCGTCTCATCAGGCTGTTTTCGTTCAGATATTCAATGCCCTTGAGTGTCAGGCGCGGGCGCCCCTTACTGACAAGGAAATGCCCAGTGGCATCCGTATCAACGGCAATACCTTCAATCAATCCGGCCAACAGCAACATACGAAGTATTGACAGAAGTCGCGATTCGCTGATATGCAACGTTTCCGGTGCAATCATGCGTTCGTCGAACTCCTCGGCATCCATACTTGACTCTAAAGCCTTTAATATGCGGTAAATGATACGAATATTATCCATAATTTTGCCTCAGCCAAAAATTTCTTCAATCTCTGTCGAGTCGAATCATCACCATCATCTTTGTGAATCGTTTTTTTGTTTTTTTGCGGGTTCAGCCTTAGGATTGACCTTACTGAAATCGATTTCTCCATATTCACGCCCAAGCTTGACCCACTCGCTCAACTCTTCGGCTGACATATCGTCATCCAAAGGCATCAACCTATCTCGACTTACCATATTCAATCCCACCTTTCGCCGCTTCTTTTAAAAACCTAGCTACTGCCTCGTTATGAGACACCTTGTTCGCCAGGTAAGCCATATAAATCGTATCGAAGATTTCTCTCGCCTTATTATAGTCATATTTTCTCGTTTTATGCAAGATATAAACCTCGCCTTGATTAGTAACAATAGACATTACGCCTATTTGAGCATATAAAAGGAACGTATAGATATCCGCCATAGAAAAACGATTTGTACTGGGATGATTATGCAAATAAACTATTTCATTGCGAGCAGATGTTCTCATTAGCCCCACGGCTTCAGGATTTGATGACGGATTAACATACTTCTCCGTCCCCAAAGTACGTACCCGCCTACCGCTCAACAATGACATGACTGTGAGTACTTCATTACTTCCATTTTGTCGTTGAGCCACCTTCAATAACGCTTTATGTTCTCCTTGGATAGATAAAGCCTCAGCTTCGCTCATTTCCCGTGTCTTCACACAAGGAACCTTATCAATGGCAACGTCCGTTATAAAGACTTTATGATCCCGCTTCTTTGCTTGCGACACGCTTCCAATCTTATAGAAACTGCTTGGTTTAACGCGAATCGGGATTTTCTCCAGGTCAATGACCGGCAGAGCCACACAGCGGCACCGTATCGGTATCCCCGGATGTCCATCGGGCGGAGGATTACTCCAAGCGAATTTCTTTCCCTGTCTCGTGCGATGCCATGGCCGTACCCGGGAATCATGGGCCGTCTCCCAGATGTAATGAGTGATGCCGGCCTGTTCCTGACGGTACTGGCTCATGCGTCCATGGAGCTTGCCTATCTGATCTGTTGCAATCAATACGGCCCGGCTTGTCTCATTGTGGGCAATCTCCTGGATGGCCTCGGCCAGGAACTTTGTTAGTGCGGCCGCATCGCTGTTGTAGATGATGGCATCGTTAAGCTGTTGCTTGATGCGTTCCAGCGTCTGCCGGTCAATGCTCCGTATTAGGTCGAGGTTCTGGTCTACCCAGGCCTGTTTGAGTTCCTCTAAATCCGGAAATGCGGCATCCTGCCGCCCTATGTCGGTAACGGGCTGGTTCTTCAGTAGCCCCGGGAGAAGCGGCGCCGAAAGAGAAAACACGCTCCGAAATTCAGCGTCGGTCTCTTTCTCCGTATGATCTTCTACCAGGCGTGCCATTTTCTGCATGGTTCCCGTCATGACGTCAGCGCTTTCCATGGCCTGCTCCATCTGATCCAGTACTACGTTAATATGCCCTGTCATATTTGACGTTTGCAAGGCCGCTTTCATCTCCGGGATGAAGGCCGACGCCACTTTCATCTTACGGGCTACGTAAGCCGTAAGGAGCTTGGCATAGTCCCGTTCCAGCCCCATGGGGTATCTGATTTTACGCTTCGGAACGATTTCCCGTGTCATTCATTTCATCCCCCTTGGGCGGCGTGCCGTGGGCCTCTTCAATGGCCTTGTCGAGGCTCCGGTCCAGCTTGTAGAAGTCTCCTTCATCGAGCTTATCCCGTACCTCCTGGGCATCGAGAGCACCGATGGACACATATTGTGCCGCCGTAGCCGCATCACGGGAACGGGCATTGGCTTCTGCTGTCTTCGTATCAGCCTTTTCTTTTTCCGACGGGCTCCACAATGCACCGAATTCAATCGTATATTCATCTGGCAAGGTCAAGTGAACGTCCCTTGCCAATGTCATCAGATGCAGGATTCTATTGATTTTCGGCTTCAATTTCCGCTGTCTGATGCGGTCAATCATGTTGTAATAGTTTTCCATATCGCTTTTGCCAGTGGAATCCAATCCGCCCGGGCTCCGTCCCATGAGGACCGTAATCGGCATATCTGCTGCAGCGGCTAATGCCGATTCAAATTTATCCAGCATGTCACACATACCCGTCATCGTGATAGTCTCAATGTTGTATTCATCTTCTGTATCAAGGGCGACGGTGTTCATCATCCCCCGGGCCATATCAATGAGATCCAGCCGTTTCTGTATGATCTTCTCGCCTTCGTCGGTGCTTAAGATATTGCCCATACCGGCCAGTTTGAGGACCGACTGGCTCATGCGTTCCATAGTCATAAGCGAAAAATCCTGTGAAGAAACGAACCGCATCAGGTTGTCCCGGACCTGTTCCATAGTGGACCCACCCCAGCCATTACGGAGCCGCCGTTCCCGGTTACTGATGACCGACCCGTCGAAGATAAGCAGACGGCTTTCATGTACGGTGAATGCCCCGCCGTTATAACCGACGATGGTATAGGTTTCCGGCTTCCCATACAGCGGGTTTTTCGGGTCCTGATAGGTATATTCCGGGGTGACATCCTGAGCGTCATATACGACCAGTTTCCGAATACTACGAATGGCCGATTCATTCAATGGCTCATTGAGCTCTCCACCGTCATCAATCAGCATCAATACTACACCGCCACCATACAGGCGGTCCCAGCATAACGCCTGGGAGAAAACAGGCTGTAAATTCAATTTTTCCAGGTAAGATTGTGCGATTTTGTTTTGTTCCAGCTCGGCATCTCCATCTTTGAGTGTGAAACCGGCCCGGACGGCATCCTCTGCCGGGGCCTTGATGATTTTCTGCGCAATGCCGTTATAGGTAAACAAGTCCTCGTATTCCCGCCACCGTGCTTCAATATTCCTATCACGATAGCCATAATGGGTATGTGTGAACGGGTCCCGCCGCCTGGTCCCATATCCTAGAAAGGCATTAAAGAACCCGTCAGTTCTGATATCATTCATGCTACTTGCTCCTTATGAAATCAAGGCATTCCAATCGTTGCCTCTCGCTACAGCTGTAAACGCATCACTGGCTGCATCCACCTGATCATCGTGAAGCGCATCTGGGAATCCCTCAAGCTCCTCGAAAAATATCTCATTCCATGGCCCATCCAATACCATAACAGCCCCATGTTGAACCTGTGCCGCAAATGGTTCGGCTCGTGTAATCTTTGAGCCTGTAACAGTATGTGTAGTCACGCTATATCCAGCCAACAGTGCAGTTATACTGGCCGCTTGCGATTTCCCAGCCTGACCTGGGTCCTGTGGCACAGTAATACGGACATTTGGGAATTGAGCCCGGTCCGCTTTAGCGGTGTTAACCATAAGCTCACGAATATCAGCCGCATTAAGCGCCCGCCTTTGCACATCCAAAATAATATACTGTCCATTCCGCATTCTGGCCATGAGGCAGGATGCAGTACGGTCAGGGTCCGGACTGTTCGGTGTGATAATTGTCGCGGCTAAGTCCCATGAGCGGGAAATACTGACAATCTTATCTGGGATATTCTGTACAACCCGAAACATGTCCCGTTTAAAATACAATCCAGCCGCCGGGCGTATTTTCCAGTTTCCTCGTAGCAGCCTTTCTTTTTCGACAAGACTTAATGCATTCAAAGAGGCCAAATAACCGGGGTCAGCTTTTAGAAGAACCTTGTTATCAAAAATGCTGGAACTAATAAACGTCACGCTCTTGCACAACTGTGGATCAATGTGAAACTTTACCGCTAGTTCCTCACGGGTATCTCCCCAACAGATTTCCCCATCGATACGGATGAAGTACCGCAGGATTCCCGAACGCTCAGGAATAGCATAACCGGTATCCTGGTCAATCCACCACGAGATAAAGCGTGCCACCCATGAATCAGAATCCGGGTTGCATGTCGCTCGAATATATGGACGTACACCACATGTCGAACGGTTACGGCTCATCATATAGGTAAATTGCCGTTCCGTAAAATGGGTCAGTTCATCAAAGCAAATAAGCGTTATCTGTGCTCCCTGATACCCATAAACGGAATCGTCACTATGCAAATGGTTAAATGTAATTTTAGCCCCTGATGGGAAAACGACGCGCTTCGGTGCTGATTCCAAAAAGGTTGCCCCCAACGGCCTGTACATGCTTTTGGCATTATCCCACAGTCCGCCTTCATTCGTTATCTGGCCACTATCGCGGCGAAAGATTACTACCCCAAATTCCGGGTTTTTGATATGCCGTAGCGGCTCCAGTAACAGGGCGTATGTTTTCCCGCCACCAGCCGCTCCTCCGTATATCGTAATATCGGCAGGACTGCTCAGAAATTTTTCTTGAGGTCCTGGCTGTGGCCGTAATCTAAGCATCGCTATCACCTCGTTCATTGTCAGGCAAATAGATCTGCACATCGATGCCACTGCTTTTTCCGGCATCATCCGGCATAGCTGTTTTTTCTTTAAGCGCAACTTCCCGTTCTCTGAATATAACTTCTGGTGATTCTCCTAACAAATCAAGTAAAAGTTTCATCATCATAGAGTTGCCTTTTACACTGGAGCGAATCATCCCGCCTATAACGACATCAGCAACTGTCAGCTCTTTGTTGGTTCTTGTCGTCTTCATCTGGGCCGCTTTTAAAATTGCATTGCATAAATCCGGTGGTAATTCATTCATTTTCAACGGCATCGAATTTTTCAAAATGGCTTTAATTGTCCTTTTATTCCGCCGACTTATTCCACTGTTAATTCCACCTTTTCGGCCGTTTTCTCTAACTTCGTTCTTGCTTCGTCGATTGGCCGGCACCAAGTTTTTTTCATTAGCCATGTCACATGCTCACCACCATCCTCTTTTCAGGCATGAAAAAAGCACTCATATAAATGAGTGCTCGAAATTAGGGTATTAGTCCATATTTTGTAGTTGGGCTAAATCCGAAATTAATTATTAAATTATGCAAATACAAGCTTTTGAGATACGTCATTATATGTTTCTCGATACATCGTAACATCTTCTTGCTCATTTTTATTTTCATCGCCTATACATAAGCGCTGTTTTTTTTGACGTAGAGCTAATCGGGCAGAGAATATTGCCAATACCTGGGGGAATATTAATACCATCTGCCAAGCAATGTAAAATCTTGCTAAGAGATTCTTTTCTTTACAAAATACCATAAATAAAACAGGTATAATCAAAAAGTGAAGAAAAGGCAACACTAAAGCAATCTTTACTCTACCCTCCAATACTCTGCTTTGATTTAATCTAAAAATAATAGACATGACTATCCCAACATATACTGAAGTTACCGTTACGATTGTCAGCATAATCATATTACTCACGCCTTTCTACGGCAATATCATCTTTTGCAAACCAACTACTTCCCCATTCAAAAGCATATGCAATAGGTAATATAATTGCAATTGCATATATAAAGGATTCACTTCCCCAAATTGGAATCTGATTAGTTGATTTTACCAAAGAAATAACACATCCACCATCAGTACTAACCAAGGCTGCAACTCCAATTAGACCGGCAATAGCTATCAAACCTATGACTGCAACAATAATTATAACTATTGTGCTATATACTTGCCTTACAGTACTATAGGCTTTTATACTGACTGCATACAACAACTGAGAAATGGCAAAAACTGCTAACGTATTAAAAAATGCTTTTCCATTCTCCGTATTCATCCACAAGATTAATAATGACAGCCAAGTAGCTACAATTCGCAATATCAGAATTTTACTAGCTTCATACAATCCATATTTAGGAGCAAGAACTTTATCACATTCATTTTGAGTACTGTCATTCAATTTACTTTAGCCCCCTTATTTATTATAATTATAAATTAAACCTTGCAAAAAGGCAAGATTTATGATATAGGGAGAGCTTTTTTGTATGAAAAAAGGAACCCGCCGCCCGGTCCGATCTATTCACGCAGACAAGCACAGCTAAGTCCCTATATATTCAATTTGGCAGGCGCGAAAGGATTCAAACCTTCAACCTATGGTTTTGGAGACCACCACTCTACCGATTGAGCTACGCGCCTATGATAGATATGCCCTAAAAGGAGAGGGAAGCGGCACAATGATTATTCATCATGGCGCCGCAGTCCGAAAACAAGAAGGGGCATATCGTGACAGTGTGTGGGATGCGCAAGGGCAGCCGATGAACTTGTACTGGGCATTAGCCTCCCCCGCGTCATCCCCAACTCCCACGCTATTATCGTACCACGTCCGACCAACTTTTTCCGTATTCAAATATTTTATTTTCTGCGCGATTCTGTCAAAAAACGACACGAAAAAAAAGTTATCCACAATTTCCATCATCATTGTCGATAAATACCAGGTGCGTCTGGATTGGGATGGATTCCTCTCCGAACATGGCCCCGGTCAGTCTCCGCAAGGCCTTGCGTGCTTCATTACGGCAATAGGTCACGCTGGCGCCTGCATAGCTGGCCGTGCTTTCCCATGATGAGCCATCAATATAGCGGGCGCGGATGATGCGATAGTCCACGGGATTCGTCGCTTTCAGTGCCTCCAGAGACCGGTCCAATTTCCGGATTTTCGGCAGCATTTCCAGCAGGTCGTGATAACTGTCTTCAAGCCGCTTCTCTAAGTCTTCCCGTTTGAAATACGCCCTCTCCTGCTGACTTGTCCCATCTCCACCACCGCAACCGCCAGTTGCAGACAGATTAGGGACATTAGGAGCGGCCGAGAGCTTCAGCATCTCTTTGTAGTCTTCGATTTCCGCCTCGATATTCGCCACGTATTGCTTGAACTCGGTGTAGCGGTTCAGATATTCTTTTACTAATACGGTATAGTCGTTGTGATACATGATTCCCCTCCTTATAACGCGAGGAGCAGACAGACCTTGTCAGCCTGTCCGCTGTATGAATTACCTATTTACATTTATGTCATTGACAATCCCCGTTTCCTCGCATGTCTGGCCTTACGCCGGATTTTTTGCAGATCATCGTAATCAATCCAGCCCGTTTCGCTGTATTGATTCGACGCTGCAATCCATCGGAGCTCCAGATCCGGATACTTATACGCGAAGAGTTTGCGCTTCAATGCCGCGTCTTCCATGCCATACCCCTTTACATCGATGACAATTTTATGCCCGTTATCCTGGATGACGAGGAAGTCGGCAATGTAGTACATCGGCCGGTATTTCCTGCCGTACCGCTCGCAGGCCGGCTGTAGCTCATATCTTGGATGGCACTCGATGTGACGAATTTTACCATCCTCTTTCAGCTTCTTTAGGCGGCAGTAGTATTTCGCCTCTGTTTTGCTGTCAAATGGGATGCCGTCCACAATGATCTTCTTGCTGTTTATCTTACTCGCCATTACCGGCCTCCTTTATAATGGAATCACCTCATTCTTTTTTCTGGGCTTTCCTGTTTTCATGTTCAGCCCCCACTTTGGCCCCAGGTCAATTTTGCCGTATTCCTTCTCGAATTCATTCAAGATTTCGCATCGTATATTGAGTTCGTAGCGGATACAGGCCATGAACCGCCATATGGTCACTCCGTACATATCCGGATTCAGAAGGATATCTGCATAATTGTAGATCCGTTTTTCCAGCCGGTGTATATCAGCTACCTTAAATCCATAATCACGGAACAGGATGTACAATGTCACAATGACAGCTCCCATCATAATAGCATGTATCGTATCACGCAGCTGTTTGTTGCCGATTTTATCCGCTGCAATGACGACCATCATCTTTTTGACGAACTCTCTATCCATCCTGCTATGATTGTATCCATTCCGTGAAATCTGTGTTTCATATGTCGATGACTGTGGCAGTTCATCCCATATCCGGACAATCCGTTCCAGGCGTATTTTGCCGAACTGGAATTCATCATGAAGTGCCATGAATACCAGCGTCGTAACAGCTTCTGCTGATGCATCGCCGGCTATAAGTATACGCTGCTGGTTCATACTTTTGTTTTTATACTTGTAGAACATGATGCCAACTTCCTCTCAAAATGGTATCTCTTCCTGCTCCATTGGTTCCGGGTCTTTATGTACGACCGTTCCCATGTCTTCAAAGCTGACATCCGGCTTACCTGCCCCTGATGCCCCGGTTTGCCTGGACGGTTTATTCTGGTCCTGGCTCCGCCGTTCGATGAATTCCATACGGCTCACAATGACCTCCATCGTGTATTTCTTATTCCCGGATTTATCCGTATAGCTTCCCGTCTGGATGCGGCCCTCTATCAAGATCCGCTGCCCCTTATGGCAATAAGATCCGATTATTTCAGCCATCTTCCCGAATGCGACACAGCCGATGAAATCCGCTTCTGTGTCCTGATCTTTTTTCTTCGGCCGGTCTACGGCAAGGGTGAAACGCAGGATCTGTATACCTGATTGTGTCACGTTTGGTTCCGGCTCTTTGGTCAGCCGCCCCATCAGTATCACCGTGTTCATGCGCCGGCCGCCTCCTTTAAATTGCGGAAACAGATGTATTGCTTGGCGCCTATATAAACAGGTTTTCCCGATGAAATCGCAGATGATATCTCACTCTGGCAGCCTTTGCTGGCCGTCCAATAGCCTGTCATGATGACCCCGTCGCACCGGTTCATTAGCTCCAAGGTCTGCAACAGGACATCATCATAATCAATGTTCGCGCCGTCCACTGGCCGCATGGCATCCAGTGGTGATAAAAATACTGTGTCCGGATACAGGCTGGCCAGAATCTTCGTAATCCGTCTGGCTTCCTTCCGGTTTTCCTCCTCATTTCCCGTGTACGGGTGAGAAATGTACAAGACTTCCATGGTTACCGTCTCCTTCCAAATGCCGTATATCCTGCAATCGATCTTTCCAGGCACACGTTTTCTATGACCACATCCATTGACACGCCTTCCCGTTCTGCCCGCTGTTTCAGCAGCATACGGGTTATGCCATAGCTTTTACCCATAGTTTTCCCAATCAGAGCTATCTCGTCTATCCGTGACCGGCTGCGATGACGGCGGGCATTCTTCAGTCTCGTCCGCTCCCGCCTTTTTTCGTTGAGGCTCTCTCTGTTATCTATGCTGTATTTTCGGGTAATCACTCCATGCCCGATACAACTGCAGCGTTTACTGCAATATCTCTTATTGCGTCTTTTGCTGATAACAGGAGACTGCACTCCGCATACCGGGCACATCCCGTCCTGAGGATGTTCGATATTATGCAAGATACGGTGATAGCAGTCATCGCATATAGTTCGTCCATTAACTGTCTCAAATCTCTGATGGCAAACTAAGCACTTCATTTCCATAGCCAATATCACTCCCCTCTTCTATTCCTGTACCGGCCTCATCGACGTGCCACTAAAGATGATCAGCTTGTTCGTCGCCTTGAGCCGGTCGAAAATCCGCATCTGATACCGGTCTTTGATTTCTGCCGGTTTCAAGTTACTCGTCACGATGGTAGCCCGCATGCGGTTGTACCGTTCTGTAATGATGGCATCCACTTTTGCCTGTACCCAGGCGTGGTCATATTCAGCTCCCAGATCATCGAGCACCAGGAGCGGCGTCGTTTTGACCCGTTCAATGATGCTTTGGCTGTCTACCTTCGAATTAATCAGATCCAGGAGTGATACCATGGGGATGAAATAGCCGACACCTCGGCGTTCCACAAGCTCCCGCAGTACCGTTATGGCCATCGTCGTCTTGCCCGTCCCGACGGACCCTATGAGCATCAGTCCCGTACCGGTCCGGATATGGTCGTCCATATTCGCTATATAGTCTTTCACGATTTCCCATTGATTGCGTCTATTCGCCGGTATGCCGCGTTTTTCCATGTTACTGGCAGTAGTTGTCCAGAAGCGCTTATAAATGCCGTGAGACTCTAATTCTGACGCAGAAACAGGCGGCTTATTCCCATCCGGATACGCTGTCCCAGTCGGTTTCGCTCCCATCTGTCTTCTTTCTGCCAGCAGACGCATTTGCGTGAGTTTTTCTTGCAGGGCGCTGCTGTTCGCCGCTCTTTGCAGTTCCGCCATTCTTGCCATCTCCCTCCTCGTCATAGCCGTTTGCCATCCAGTCACGCAGGATGCCGGTTATATATTGCAGATTGCGTACATCCCGGAATACGGCCCGGTCCACTGCTTTTACGAACAGGTCCGTCCCTGCCTCGTCAATGAGTGCTTGCACCTTTTCCAGCTCAATACCGCCAGAGATAGGCCGGATGTTGTCCTGGTAACACTGGATAGCCTCTGCATACCGGTCCGCCGTAGTAGTAGTCGTAGTAGTATATTTACTTTCCTTTACTTTACTTTGTTTAGAAATGTCTACATTTTTGCCAGAAATGTCTACATTTTCTCCTTTAATGTCTACATCATGTATGCATTTACTTGAAAAATGTGTACACGAATCAAACCTGCCAATTCTCAAATTTTTGAAATCTGACGGATTCACCAATAAATATCGTTCATCGATTTCAACTTCTTTTCGTCTTTTGCAGGCTTTTAAATATCTTGTCTGTATGCCATGAGAAGTCAGGATTCCGAACGAGTGAAGAAGGGATTCGTTGAAAAATCCGCGCCGCACCAATTCATCCACGATTCCTTTCACTAAGCCAGGGGTAAATTCTTTACCCGCAACTTTCGCAAAAAGATATGGTGAATCCTGATCATCCCACCTTAGGAAGTACCCGTCACGATAAAGTCGCGTTAGCAAGCGTATCGCACATACTTCGCCTTTAATTCCAAACCGGGAAGATACATATTGGATCTTCTCGTCTTCAAAGAAATCGACATCAAAGGAGAAATAATCCAGTCCTTTTTTCATATGGATTCTCTCCCGTCATGCTGTTACATCGTACGGTAAATCTTAGAGGGAAGCGCTGAATGGTATGATAGAATCGTTGTCTGCAGCTTCCCGCGCTTCTGTTTCATGTTCTTCGTCTTCATCATCATGCCCTTCGAATAAACTCATCTGGGCACGCTTTCCGTTGATATAGGCCATTGCCTGGGATTCCAGTTCGTTCAGGGCCTTTACTGCATCTGGAGTGAAGAAATGCACCTGGTCTTGGTTATCAACTTCGTCTTCCGGATATTTCTTCACCGGCGTATTGATGGCAATCTGAGTTTCGCCTGCAGGTACATCGAATTTTGCACTGATGACCGCTGCCATCTGGTCACCGTCCTTTCCGTTCCGGCGGAAACTTACGGAATAGGGATGAATCCGGTTGATGAACGAATCGGGAAGGTCAAGGATTTGTAATACGTACTGGTTCAGGGCATCCATCGCCGTATATAACTCCGGCTGGGCCAGTTCGTCACCCGTAATCTCATGAGTCAGCATGTGCGAACCGTCAGTATAATCCGTAAACAAAAGATTGATTTTTTCCTTATCTCCTACAATCTTAATCTTGTTGAGCTGTTTCATTGTTGTTCAGGTCTCCCTTCGTCAAAATACGTAGCAGCCAAATCGGCCATATGCATCAATACGACCAGCGGGTATTTTTCCATAGCGCCGCCGATCGCGTTAATACCAGAAAATTCATGGGTCCGGATATCCGAGAACCCCATATGCCAGTTGATGGCCATGATTTCTGTCATCGTAAGGTTGATATACTGCTGCAGAATCATGACCGATTTTTCGCCATGGCCCAGAGGAAACTGATCATCGCAGGTATAGTACGGTACCCGTTCCCATTTTCCCTGTTCATTCTTGCGGTTGCGGTAATCGATCTTGTAATAATCCATCTTGCACAAATCATGGAACAAGGAAACGATGGCAATTGTTTCCAGTGGGTATGGCTCTATCTTGTAAAAAATAACCAGCCGATACAGTTCGTCATATACATTGAGGCTGTGTTCTACCAGGCCGCCTTCATACGATCCGTGGAACCGTGTCGAAGCCGGGGCGGTAAAAAAATCATGGGCAGCCATCATCTCCAGAAGATGATCGATGCCTGGCCGCTTTATATGAGTCTTTGCAAGCTTGATGAATTCCTCTTTATTCGTCATTGTATGTGTGGTCCTCCTTTGGCTATGATGCCGGGGACGCTTTTTAGGCATCCCCGGTTATTACCTAGTCTCACATATTTAATGATTCTTCTAAAATCCGGTCATCTTCCGTTTCTTGGTTCGGATGGGTATCATGTACTTCCCCGGTCTTCGGATCTACATTATCCGGGACCTGTTCGGCCTGAAGGTCAATGACATGCTGCTCATCATCAATCTGGCCCGTCGCCAGATCCGACGCAATTTTTAATGTAGCCGGGTCTGCCGTCTGGTAATTGATGGAGAGCAACCCCCACTTGCCCAGGAGTTCGCGAAGCACCGTTTTGCTGGCCATGGCTTCCCAATTATCACGCCACCCTTTACTCTGATAATTGCCTTTGCGGAATTTCTGCTCGTGGCAATTAATCTGCTGCGTGGTCCGATAGATGCACTTGCGCATGCCGTTCGTCAATTCAAAGTATGCGCAATAACCGGCAATCGGCATTTTCTGACGTTCTTCTTCATCGTCCATCCATCTAAATTCGGCATCTTCTGTCAGCCGGTCATAGCTGAGTAATTCCCCGTCCCGGACGTCTACGACGTTGATTTTCTTATAGACCCCGGTGCGAACGGCCAGCTGATACAGGCCCTTATAGCCAATGATAAAGGTGGCTTCCATTTTCCCTTTGTTCCGGAAGGGGACAATATACGCCTGCCCCAATGCCGGGTCAATCGGAAGATCGTACGCCGCGGCACGGAGACCGGCTTTGATAATACTAATTGGATTATCGCGAAAGACTTCCATCATATATGGATCATCATTAATCATCGTAACCATTGATGAAATAAATTGAGGAGCACGGGCTCCCAGCAATTCATCAAATCTTTTTTGAAAGCCTTCTTTGCTAATCAGCGCATTAAACAGCGCGGCGACATTTTCATGTGCTTTTTCGACCGGCTGCCCGGCGTTGCGCTTGGCCAACACGGTACCTTTTACTGTTGCCATTTACTTTTCCTCCTTCTTAGGTGCGACTTTGAAAACTCGTGTAGGTTTCCCTTCTTTTTTGCAGGCTTCCCAAATATCTGGGTAGTCCGCTTTTAATTTCTTAGAGTCTACGGTAATACGCCCATTTTGGCGTTTCCAGGTGATTTTGCGGTCCCCGGCCATCGCGGCTTCGTGGTCCCCCATCAAGGCTTTTAATTCGTTTTCGGCCCATTGGATAGACGCGTCCAGCTCCTTCTTTTTGGCTTTATAGCCGTCTAAGAGCTGCACATATCCGCCAGCCTGTTCAGGCAATTCAATGGACTCTTCCAGGCCGCCGGGGTATTTGTCTACCAGGGCTTCTTTCGTCGCCTGGCTTTCATCAATCGGTGGGATGGCACCGCCTACGACGTATTTTTCCCAGAATACCTTTTCCGCTTCAAAGAGCGCGCGGATCTGTTCGTCGTTGCGCGAGATGAACTTTTTTCTAAAGTCCTGCCCGCCGATAAGTACCGCAATCCACCAGCCATTTAACCCCGTGGCCATCATATAATGCTGGCATTGGAGATAATAGCTGTTGGGAACGTTGTCTTCGTCCCAGTCATGAGCAGAAAAGGCGTTCGTCGTCTTGATTTCAAGCCCAATATCTTCAGCCAAGCCATTCTTACGCCCGGGGATGAGACGGTCGATATTAGCCAGCATCCACGGGTATTTTTTGTTACGCATCATACCGCGACGTTCGACTTTCAGCCCCGTTTCGTCACTGAACCAGTCCGCGACAATCGGTTCCAACCGGATACCGGCTTGTACAGATGGCTTCTGGCTAATGTCTTCTGATTCTACCTGACCGGTTTTTTCCATCCAAAGGGCAAACGGGCTGGTCCACGGATTGTATCCCATAATGGCGCCAGCGTCGCTGCCCCCGATACCTTGCTTTCGCATGTCCAGCCAGGCATTATGATCTTGCATCTGTTTGACTGTCATAATAAGTTCAGCATCCATTTCCTTTTCTCTCCTTTTTTGCTATAATATACGTGAGTTGTTTTGTAAGTGCCGTTTTCCTGCGCCAACAGGTAAGCGGCTTTTTTTAATGTACAATCAGGCCGTTCACAAACATGATATAGGCAATCATGAATGTCATAATGATGATACCGGCCAGAAACAGGCACCCAGCCATGGCATTGTCTGCCTGACGCTGCAGCCTAAATATCTCATCCCAGGCTTCCATACTGATGTCTGGTTCGGTCTGTATTTCTTCGTCTACGTGAGCCTGATGCCGCGAATTAATCCATGGCCGCGGTTCCTGTAGTTCCGTCTTCATTTCTTCCGCCTCCTTCCACGAAGCTGATTAATTGATTTTTTGTACACCGGACTGTGCGGCCATACCGGAACCCGATTTCATTGATAATCTCGTAAGACTGGTTCATTCCGATTCGCAAAAAATCGGCGATGTCTTTTGCCGTTAAAATGGGTGGCAATCCTTTGTAAATGTCATGATCCATGATTTCCTTAGCTCCTTTCTTTATAAAATCCAATCTCCTGCCTGCTTTAAAATGTCGTATATCATAGCAGGTACATTATCACAGGCGATATTTACATACTGTACCGATCCGGACAGCAGGTCTGTTACTTCTACTAATTCATTTCCCAGGAGAACAAACTGGAAATGCTTGTCATCCAATGCCAGCATCCTTTCAAAGTAATACAATGCTTTTACTTTTTTTCGTCGCTCTTCCATAATCCAATCATCCATCTATGTCACCTGATTATCTTTCTTCTGAACTTTCTTTGTAACAGCTTCGTCCCCAACAATCACATCAACATTTGTTTTACCGGTTACTTTTAATCTGAAAGGGCAATCAGGCAATGGTTGCCCTTTTTTCACATGCAAAGAAGCTTTCAGTTCAAGTTTCTTCTGTTCCATGTCTTCGCAGGGCCTTTTTTCCTTGTCCGTCATTTACGTGCCTCCTTTATTCGGGAATAGGTAATTCATTATTTTCTGACGCCTCCTTTTGCTTTGGAGATATAGATCTGCAACTCTGACGCCGCTTTGGCCACTTGTTGCATATTTTGCAACACCTTCTGCAGTTCGGCCATTTCTTCGCCGCTGACTCTGCCGTCGGCGACGATGGTCAGTACTGCGTCGCTGACGTTGGCGACTCCGTGGACTGCGGCCAGTATGTCGATGGCCATCTTATCCAGCTGTTCCAGGTCCGCCTGCATCATGATGCGTTTACCAATCGGACATTCCGCCGTGCAGAAGTGGTTCATCAGGTTTGGCGCGTTGTATGCATCGGCCATCAATACGGCTTCTTCCGGGTATGGCGTCAATGTACCCAGCTCGATACGGGCCAGCCGGGTCCGGTCGATACCGAGGACTTCGGCCGCGCCTTCACGGCTGCTGAGCATTTCATTTTCTTCTTTGGCCTCCATCCGTGCCTTGTAGAATACGGAGTTGGCTGCTTTCGTCGCAATTCCTGACATGTTTGTTTCCCTCCTTTCTCGGTACAATAGAATCAGAGATTGGCATATGCAGCCTCCTTAATTACTTGTATTTCCGTCATCTAATTTTAAAAAATTAAGGTCGATTCCTAAAATATCGGCCAATCGTGATAATACTTTCAAACTAGGGGTGTACCGGCCTCTTTCAACGTCTGCATAATATGCACGCGAAACACCGACTTTATTAGATAGTTCCATTTGAGTCAATCCAGCTTTTTCACGAGCGGATTTTAGTACATCTCCAATCTTATTCACTTGTATCACCTCCTGCTTTCTTCAAAATACTTGTATTTCCGTCTTGCAAGATAAGTGTATAGTATTTCCGTCATTTTGTCAATAGTATTTCCGTCATATTTATATTATAATATCATTTAAGGACGGAAAAACCGCACAAAAGAAATACGGAGGGATTTTCCATGAAAAGTATCGGCGAACGAATTAAAGATGCAAGAAAATCAGCTGGACTGACACAATTAGAGCTGGCTAAAAAGACTGATCTTTCTCGTTCTTATATTGGTGATATAGAAAAAAATAGGTATAACCCTAGTGTTTCCACTCTGCAATTAATAGCTACTGCAACAAATACCCCATTAGAGAATTTACTCCCATCGACAAAAACAGCATCTCCAAAAGGCCGCGGCATCCGCATCCCGGTCCTGGGCCGCGTCGTGGCAGGCATCCCTATCGAAGCCGTGGAGGAAATACTTGACTACGAAGAAATCACCCCTGAACTTGCCGCAACAGGAGAGTTTTTTGCATTAAAAATCCGTGGCCATTCGATGGAACCGCGGATGATGGAAGGCGATGTTGTCATTGTCCGCAAACAGGAAGACGTAGAATCCGGGGACGTCGCCATTGTCCTGGTAAATGGTAACGAAGCCACGGTCAAACGTGTGAAAAAACAGGAAGAAGGTATCACACTGATTGCAACAAATACATCTGTTTACGAGCCACATTTTTACTCAAACAAAGAAATAAAAAACCTTCCCGTGCAGATACTTGGGAAAGTCGTAGAACTGAGAGGAAAATTTTGAGGTGAAAAAATGGATAATGACAAAAACAATGAAGTGAAATGGTATCGAAAGAAATGGTTTATGTGGCTAATGCTCATTTGCTGTTGGCCTATCGGATTAGTATTTCTTTATATGCATCGTTCAGAATATACTCGCAAAAAATTATTGCAGATTGCAGTATTAACATTTTTTGTGGTTGTATGTACACAGGCATGGAGCAAACTTAACCAGCCAGAAACGCAAAAGCAATCCGTACCCGTACAAACCAAACAAACGGAGCAGGCACAACAAACAAAATCGGATGCCAATAAAGTCACAAATGGAACTTTACCATCAAATAAGGCGACAACTAATAGCACTTCAACCAAAAAAGCCGCTCCTGTTGTCAGAGGCGGTACTACTGGCCCAAATGGTGAAACAATCAAAGGGAACATAAATAAAAAAGGCGAAAAAATATATCATATGCCGGGTAGTGCATCTTACAACAGAACTATCCCCGAAGCCTGGTTCTCAACACCCGAAGAAGCAGAAGCCGCTGGGTATAGAGCCGCTAAAAGATAGGACTGATTCAACATGAATATGAAAAAAATAATTGCCATATTACTATTGATAATATCATTATCAAGTACAGTATTCGCAACCAATACGAATAGATGGTATTGGATATCTTCCAATAGAGATTTTTCAACGTATGTAGATATTAAAACATTGTCTTACAATGCCGATACAGATACAGCAGATTTATATATAAAACGTGTATATCCTGAAGATAACAAGACTGTAACGCAACATGTTTTAATAAATTTCACAACAAATAAGATCATTTCAACGGCTTATTATGTTTTCCACGGGGATAGTACGAATGTGTATGAAAATACTACCAGCCATACGGAAAATATTGTCCCTGATACTCTCGGAGAAGTAATGCGTGATAAAGTCAATGCATTAGTTGGGCGTGATGCCAAGCAGGCCTACATAAAAGACATTAAAGCCAATCCAGGACATATTGCATAATAATTACGTAAAGCCTGACTAATTGTATAGTATCAATCTATCATAAATGGCCATCGCCATTGCTGAAATAACATAGACTATTTTCCTGACATCGGGAAAATGGTCTATTAGGATAAAAAACGTCGAGATGCAAAGAAAGTTTTAGAAAGGTGATGATTTTCATGGGGAAAGCGTCTGCTACTAAGAAAATAGCCATTTTGTTATGTTTATTTTTGTCATTAACAATGCCATCTTTTGCTTCCAGTTGGTATTGGATAGGGAATAACAATGGGGCTAATGTTTACGTAGATAATGGATCAGTGCAAAAATATCCTGATCATACAGAATTATGGGTAAAAGTTACGGATGTACCTCAACCAAATTCAATTAATGCCGTTGCATATTTATTTAAAGTGTATGTAAAGCCAGATGCTTCTGGGTGCTTCACATATATACAGGTGTTATTCGCTGACGGCCATACTCAAGATGTCAAAACCGATGTAGATATATACCCCTTCCCTCCTGGCTCAATTGGATATATGGTATGGAGGTCAACCTATTAACTTGTAGATATAAGGATTAGCGGAAGTTTTAACCTAATCCGCCAGAAGTCCTCCACCTCTTAGGTGGGGGATGAAGGCGGATTAGGTTAAATATATCAATCAATAGAACAAGCAATAGCATCATCCAATTCTTCTCGCAAATCGCACAATTTTAAGAGTAAGTACTTCAGGTTATCTTGACTAATTTGCAATTGAATATCATCAGATTGTTCTATTTGCCTTCTAAAATCTATTTGTTCTGCACTCCATAAGGAAGAAATTTCATTTATTTTATCCTTAGTAATAACCATCATGTTTACTCTCTCCCTTCAGAAAGGTAGTAATATCATGCCACAATTTACCATTCCTTTACGTTTTTATGTAGAATATTTTTATGATAGAACGAACGTTTCTGAATTAAAAAGGGAAGCTAAAACGCCACCAGACATTAATCTCAATTCAATATATGACCTAATCCGCTATGGGTTAATGAATCCAATAACGAGTCAATGTGGAGTACATTATATGCTATTAGGAGCAAAAGCAGATACTTATCATATCACGGTTATAGAAGGTCAAGAACAGACAATTTCAATCGCAAATAAGTTTCCCAATCATGTTATTATTACTTATCATTGTAATCCAATTCAACGAACAAATAAAGAGGCAACTATTATCCCCTTTGTCCAACGGGATGAAAGCGATCCTTTGACAAAATTAAAAATTTATCCATATAATCCACGCCTGTCTCATTCCGAACCTGTATGTTTTGATTTATTAGTATTTTGCATCGACAAAGAGTACAAAGAAAATATAGTAATTAGATTATTATTAGACGCCTTCAGATCTTTTCAAGAACAAAACTATCGTTATACAGTAATTGCCGCTCATACGGCATACGAATTAGCAGCCAAAAAATATTTTAAAGGGCTTGCTAATCGTTCCCAATTCAAAAAGGCTAAAAAATTTTTAACTAATATCAACAAGGAAAATATTTCTGCAATAGCTACAAAATACCTTCCTTTATTGACCAGTCTGACAAATAAACCCATGCCTTTAGATAAACTATCTGATGACATATTAAAATTAACTCAAAAAAGAAATAGTTTGAATCATGATACGCTTCAGGTATCAAATAATGCAAAAAAAGAACTTAGAGATTGCCTCATATCTACTTTTCTGATTTGTAAATATTTTGAGTTGGAAATTCCAGATAAAGATTACAGTGAATTTTTGCAATAAATGACGTAGATAGCGGGGATGTCGCCATCGTTCTCGTCAATGGTGATGAAGCCACCGTGAAACGCGTAAAAAAGCAGGAAGAAGGTATCACGCTCATTGCTACCAATACCAGCGTGTACGAGCCCCATTTTTACTCAAATAAAGAAATCACAGAGCTCCCGGTCCGTATCCTTGGCAGAGTCGTTGAGCTGCGGGGGAAAATGTAACATAGGAAAGGATAATTTTATTATGATATTAACTCAACATGAAGCAGACACATTGCGAGAAATAGAAAAATGTTTAGCCGGTCCAACTAGTGTCCGACTTCCTCAACGACGAGAAACTAAATTGTATCCACTATGGTATCAATATAATGGCCGGAATAAGGATGATATGACCCTTTCAGCCTTCCGGGGCAATAAAAACCCCCAAAAAGTATCTTTCCGCTTATTATATTCTCAATGTATAATATTGGTAAGGATTGATACTCAGGATCCTACGCCACACACAAATCCAGATGGGACAAGAATAGCACCGTTGGAGCCGCATATTCACATTTATAAAGAAGGCTACGGCGATAAATTTGCTTACCCCTTGCCAGAAGAATTTAGTCATACTAATGATATTATTGATTTGTTTATGGATTTCTTAGCATACTCACATGTTATCAACAGGGACCAAGTGCATCTTGTAGAACCGGAGGTGCTTTTTGATGGATACTAA